TTCATTATATACAATCTATTTATAAAACGAAGGTTTTGTAGATTATTCACCTTTTCTTATCACTGGATGCCATACTTCACCATATTCATCTTTAAAGGGTTTATTATCTTCGGTTTCTATACCATCGTCTATGAAGCCAAAAGGCGCCATATCCTGTTCAATTATATTTGATTGTTCTTCATATAGTTTTGAACGAACGTCTGAATTACTAAGTTCTTTAAAATATGTCTGATTTGACAACCAGCCAAATATAATAAGACAAGTCATAAGGTCATCATTACAACCTTCCTCTGCTTTCCAGGAATTGTGTTGACGTGAGAAAGTTGACATCTCCTCTATAATGTTAAAGTCATTTATAATTAGTTTATCAGACTCTATAATTGTTTTTAAATTAGAACAACCTATTTTTTTAATTTGTTTAGTCATACGTACACCTAATTGACTACCACGGCCACTAAAGCCTGTACCTAAAACTTGGCCTGCTCGACCTCTTTGTGTAGTCATCAATATATTATCATACTCTAAATCAAAATGAACTGCATCTGATATTTGGCCACCTAAATCATTGACTTCAATTAATATGTGAGCTCGATTATAACCTTTACAAGTTTGTTCTATAATATTTGGAAACAACATAGGTTTAATTTCATTGTTTCGATATTTTGCTACAATACGATAAGGCATTTTTGTAACATCAAATATAATAAATGCTGAATAGTCTTTTGTTATACCTCGAGCCACGTCAACTGTACAAATATAAATTTTATTTTTATCTGGTTTTTCAAATACATCTAAACCACTTTGTGATTGTAAAGGCTTAATATAAGGTGTTGTTTTAATTTTTGTAGGACTAATTAATGTATCTATTGAACCAAGAAACTCACACTCAAACTCTTGTTGAAATTGTTCTTTACTTGTATTTCGTATTGTCTCTTGTTTCCATTTTTCATCACGGCCTGGAACTTCTGACCAATGCACTTCAATTGGTACATAATCATTTTGTTTATTAATTGCATCTGACCATAATTTGTAATACATATTCATACCATGAGGTGTTGATACAATCACCATTTTTGTACTTTTACCTGATGATATTGTAGGAAAAACTGAACTAAAAAATTGTTCTGCAATAGTTGCTGGTACAAAGGCAAACTCATCTAAAAATATAATGTTATAAGAACCTCCTCGTATAGCACTTGAAGATGTAGCGGCGGCCACAATCTTACTACCATTTTCTAATTCTATACTACCTTTATTCCAGTTTAAAACACCTTGTTGTAAAAACTTTGGTATATTTTCATATGCTAGTTGTAAACGACCTAATATATCTCTAGCTGTAGACGATTTATTTGCTAATATAGCAATATTACAATTTGGATTAAATAAAGCATAATATAATAGATAAGAAACTATTGTAGTTGATTTACCTGATTGTCTTGGCAATTTACAAATAGTAAAACGATTATTGTGCATAGTGCCAACCATTTCTTTTTGAAAATCATATAAATTAAAAGGCACTAAGCCTTCATCTAAAGAAACAATCTTTACATAGTTTTGTATAAAATATAAAGGGTCTTTTGAACATTTATCAAACTCTTGTATCTGTTTCTCTGTAAACTCTACAGCTACATTTACCTTTTTAAGATTTGGATTACCTAGATAAACAAAACTCTTTTCATTCATTAATTATTATTCCTTCTATGTGTGTATATCCTAATTGCACAGCAGCTTGTATTCTTTGACTGCCTTGATGCACACTATATAATTTTTCAACGTAAGCATGACCAGCAGCACCCATTCTTGATGTATCTGATACTTTGTGTTTAATAACTTTTATTGGCTCGTTCATATCTTCACCATTCAATAATTCTTTTAATGGCGTCATTGTTTTAATGTAAGTTAAATCACTTATCGGAAATATCTGTTTGTTCAAATACTTTTTTTTCGCTTTTAGTATTTTCATTTTGTTTTAATATTTGTTGTAATTCTTTTGTTGAACCTACAAATAAAGCATTTTTAATTTGAGGTGAAGCTGTTTTAGGTAGATTTTTTAATTCTTTTAATTTTTTTTGTAAATCTTGTAGTTTATCTACGGTGCCTGCCACACTTGCAATTAATTGGCCAGCCACTTCGTAGGCTCTAGGGTGTTGGCCTTCTTTAGCAATTTCTAATATGCCGTCAATGGCTTCTTGGCCTTTTTCAATAAGATTATAATAATTTTCTCTACTATATTCATAATCGCTATCAACATCAGGTTTATTTGTATCTTTAATACTTGATACCGGTAGATTATCTGATTTAATAATTGTTTCTAATGCTGGTTTTTTTACAGATTCAATACCTAATATTTCATTTACTTTATCATCAAGTTTTGTCATATATCTATTTATCTATATCATTATATTTTATTTCAATTTTTACATTAATTAGAATATGCCTAATTAATATATTTACTCATCTGTATCAGTTGAAGGGTTATAGTTTTTACTATTATCAAAAAACTCAATAGTTGTTGTAAAACCAAAATCATCATCAGCATCAGCACTTGTTGGGTTTGGCACCACAGTAATTCTTTCTTCTCTTGCTTTATTTGTTAAGTCAACATCTGTGTAAATATCTGATTGTACTGTACGTATAACTTTTTGTGTAGATGCTGGGCCATACAAATATGTTTTAGCGGTAAAACTCAATGTGTAAATGACTGATCTACGTGTTGTAAAATCACCGTTATAAGTGTCTTCATAAGTCACATTATTTAATATAATAGGCACATCTCTTTTTATATTCATATCAGGTAAAACATTTAATGTAATTGTATAATCGGGTTGAAAAAAAGGTAATATTTGCTCTACTATTTGTAAACCATTTTCAGCTGTGGCGGTAAACACATTTAAATTATAATTTATATTATAAGGCACAGGTGTATAGTTTATATTTAATATACTGTTTGAACCTGTTTTTACAGTTTTATATTTTTGAACTCTTGTTAATTTTCTAGTAGCATCATAATTAATGCCAGTTATTTCAAAACTCATACGTGGTAATACAACGGCAAACTCTCGACTATCTAAGTTGGCTTGTTGATCTAATCTTACTAAAAATTTTTCTTTAGGGCCATAAGCTAAAGGCACTCTTACACTTTGAATTGTACTGTCACCAGCACTTGACATTTTTTTAACTTGCACATTGTTAAAAATTGTGCCAAAACCAATAGTTAGTTTACGTAAGCCTTCATTATAAAAATATCTATTAAACATTATGAATAATCTCCTGGATCACCAAATGGATTAGCTTCAGAAAAATCTAATATATCATCTGCTGTAGAGGCTGTATCAAATCCAGCTTCTTCATCTAAATCTTTATTTGCGGCAAACTTAGACTGTGTCTGTATGTTATAAGTTTCTAATAAGAAATATTGAAGTTCTCCATCAATACTATCGTTTTCTAATAATAAAGAACCATCTTCAGATTCTAAAGCAATTTGATGTTCAGTTTGACTTAATGTATAAGTATCTTCTGCTTCATCTATTTCATCAACACCAGTTGATATTTCTTCTGAACTGTACTCAAATCTTGTAACTTTTAATTTGTAAACTGGTAAATTGCCTAATTGAAAAAATGGTTGTTGATCTTCTACAAATTGTATTTCAAAAAAACTGTTCATTAAAGGCATATAAATTATATCGCCTTCATTAGGACGGCCTTCTTTAATTAATGTTGTTTTAGAATCTACTAACAAATCAAATCTTCTTTTTGAAATCATGAATGTAGTATCTTCACGTATTTCTAAACCAAACTTATTAATTAATTCTTGTTGACCAGCAAAGCCCTCAGTTGTTTCAAAATATGCTTCAATAGGAAAAGCACTACGAAATCTACTTGCTACATCTTCGCCTAATATTAAATCTTTATTAACGATTGTTCTTGGTAAATAATAAATCATGTGGCCATAGATACGTAGGCCTTCTATGATTAAATCTTCGTATAATCTTTGTTCAGATTTATTTCCTAAACCCTCACCTGACTGAAAGTAGTGGTTTACTGGCATACATTACCCTATCATGAATGTTGGGTCAATTTCATAAGAGTCTCTGATCTCTTTTTCTAATATCTCTATGTCTGTTACTGCCTCTTGATATATTTTTGCACCGTTAAGTGTAACATTACCAATCATTGTTACGCCATCAAATTTTGAAAGGTTTTGACCCCATTGTTTTTTAAAAAGTGCCGTTGTATATCGTTTTAACCAAAGGTCATTAAACACATTTGTAAAAGTTGTAGGGTCTAATTTACGATAACACTCAATAATTAAATATTCATCTACTTCTAAATCATTTGCCCAATCCATATCTACATAGAGTCGATTATCGTGTTGATTAAATCGTATTGGTTTCATACCTACAAGTATCTGATCTAAAAAGTCCAGATGTCTTAACACCATGTCATAATTTATAATTGATGTAGAAGCAAAATCATATAGGTCATTTAAACGTAATTGATACCTTATATCAAACATATTTAAATTAGCTTTATCTGTAAATGGAAATATATTAATTACAGAAATAACTGTTTCTGGTATTACTAAAAAATTGTTTGCTTCAAAAAATGTGGTTGAAATTGTATTATCTTCAATATCTGTTGCTGTTTCAGTTACAGGTGTGGATGCCTTTAATCTTGTTTTATCAGCGGAAGTTAATTTATATTTTAAGTAAGTTCTACGTATACCATCATAGTGATACTGAGCATAAAATTGTAAACTTTCATCTAATCGATCTTCTAACTGTTGATCATCAACGTTTATCTCAATAACTGGTTTTCCTAGCTTACGTAAAGCATATTGTTTTAATGTTTCTCTTGTATTAGGATTGGCCATTTCTATTCTTTTTTATCTATGATATATTTATAATACTAATTAATAGCAATGGTTTTTATATAATAATAGTTTTTTTTAAAGTTTAATTATATAATTTTAAAGATAATATTAGTAATTTGCTGTCACACGTGAGCTTACAGTTACGATACCCTCTGCCACTCTTGTAACTGTGCTATCATCAGTCTTTACAATTACAACGTCATATAAATATCGTCCCTCGTCAAGTGCCGCTGTTTGTATAGCCGTAAGACTTATGGTGATTATACCAGTTGAATTGGCATTACTTGTTGTAAAAGTTGTTCTTGTGTTTGAAGTATCAAAACCTTTTGTCATTTGTCCAAAAGAGTTATGACCTGTAAGGTCAAATACAGTACCATCGTCATTTGTAACGGTAACATTTGATGAAAATGTTGCGCCTTGTTCTACAACTAAATTTCTAATCGTTGTCATATTTATAACTTTTTAAAATTCCTATATTATTATATCAAACTTCACCTATTTCAGGATAAAATAAGTTTGATAATATCGATTTTTAATTTCTTCCATATATTTAGAATTATCTAGCAGTCGTTGGAATACCAGTAGAAGTTACAAATGGGTTTTCCGCAAGTGCCATGTAGAAGTTAGTCTCTCCACTACCATTTATTCCTGATGAACTTGCTCTAAATTTAAAACCATTTGATAATAAATCACAATAATTAGGTGAAGTAGATTCAGAATTAGGTTGATTTGGATTTAATCTTAAATTATTAACATTGTAAGTGCTTCTTTTATTGTCTACTATATTCCAATCACTAGTAGTT